CTTTATCGCTTTCGATGAAGCGGGTGAGTTTCTAAAGGAACAGGTCTTCTCGCTCATAGGCTGGCTGCGCACCACGAAAGAGGGGCAACGCTGCCGGGTCATCCTCGGGTCTAACCCGCCGCGTGGTGGCGATGGCCTCTGGATGATTGAAGAGTTCGCGCCGTGGCTCGATCCCAACTATCCGAACCGGGCTCTGCCTGGCGAACTGCGCTGGGCTATCGTGGTCGGGGGCACAACGGAATGGGTTGACGGTCCTGGCGCATATGAGCGCGGCGGCGAAGAGTACGTGGCAATGTCGCGGACCTTCATTCCTGCCGGCCTCGATGACAACCCATATGTTGACCCTGGCTATAGGGCTCGCCTCCAGGCTCTGCCCGAACCGCTTCGTTCGCAGCTGCTGTACGGCGATTTCCAAGCCGGCCGCGAAGATGACGAATGGCAACTGTTCCCCGGTGAGTGGGTAAAGGCCGCACAAGCACGTTGGAAGCCTGACGGATACCAAGGCCTCAAGATGACGGCTCTGGCTGTCGACGTGGCGCAAGGCGGCATAGACGAGTCAACGCTGGCCTCTCGTTACGGGACATGGTTTGCGCCGCTGATCGTGAAGCCTGGCGCTGAAACGCCTGACGGGCCTGCAATCGGGGCAATGGTCTTCGGGGCTCGTCGTGATGGTGCGGGCGTCATTATCGACGTGGGCGGCGGATATGGCGGCGGCGCCGTGACGTTCCTCAAGGACAACGGCGTCTCTGTCTCGGCCTATAACGCCTCGCATACCTCAACGGCTCGCTCGATCGATGGGCAGTGGAGTTTCCTGAACAAGCGGGCCGAAGCGCATTGGCGGCTTCGTGAGGCTCTAGACCCGTCGCAAGAGGGGGGGTCCATCATCGCCCTGCCTCCTGACCCTCTGCTGCTCGCCGATCTGATCGCCATCCGGTGGAAGCCGGTAAAGGTGGCGACAATCCAGGTGGAAGAGAAAATCGCAATCAAGGCTCGGCTCGGCCGCTCTCCTGATCGTGGCGACGCGGTTGTCATGGCCTGGTCGGAAGGAACGAAGCTAGCAATCCGCAAGATGCACAGTGACGCTCTTGGCGGTCGGCTCCCTCAAGTGGTCGTCGGCCATGCCGGCGCAAAGAAAGGTCGACGGTAATGGAAATGAAACAGGCGCTCTACGGCATGACGCTGCTTGGCATCGTTGCCGCTGCTGGCCTCGTGCAGGGCAACGAAACGGCCTGGCAACTGGCTGGCCTGTGTGCCGCTCTGGCCTTCGTGACGGAAGAACTGCGGACTGCCGGCATCGCCTGGCGCAAGCCTTATCTGGAAGCGGCAGCCTTCATCACGGCAATGGCGTCCTGGGCTGCGGCATCCATTGCCGCGACTTCCATGCTCTGATCTGGAAAGGAAACAAATCCTATGTCGAACCTCTTCAAAAAGCCTGAACAGCCGAAGCTACCTCCGGTCACGCGCATGCCCGATCAGGAAGACCCTGCCATCAAGGAAGAGCGTCGTCGGCGCGCTGCTGAGATGCGGGCGCGTGGCGGCCGGGAATCGACCATCATGTCTGACAATCTGGTCGGCGCTACCGGCAAGCTGGGTGCCTAAATGGCTATCTCCCGCCCGGTTCAAGACATTATCGAGCATGGGAACCGGCTCTTTACCGATAAAGAGCCGCTGAACATCCATTGTCAGGAACTGGCGGAACATTTCTACTATGACCGGGCCGACTTCACGGGCTCGCTCAACATCGGCGATGACTTCGCCGCGGGCTCGTTCACCTCTCGGGCCGCGATTTACCGCCGTGAACTCGGCGACTCCTACCGGACGTTTCTGCGGCCTCCAGACTTCTTCGAAGTGAAGGCGCTGGACGATGACCGCAACAAGCGCTCTGACGCTCGGGAATGGCTGCAATACGCGACGAAGCTGCAACGCTCGGCGATGTATCGGCAGGGGGCGTTCTTCACTCGGGCAACCAACATCGGCGACCATGACCATGTGACGTTCGGACAGGCGGTGCTTGATGTCTGCCCGACCAAGGAACGCAATGCGCTGTACTACAAGGCCTGGCATTTCCGCGACGTGGCATGGGCCGAAGATTATACGGGCGCAATCTCCGACATCCATAGGAACGAAACCTGCGACCTGATTAACGTAGTCCAGTTGTTCGGCGACAAGGTGCCTGAAAAGCTCCGCAAGGACGCGGACAAGACGCCTCGCCGGAAGATCAAGCTTCGTCATGTGGTGGTGCCGGCCGGCTCCTATGACCTGGGCTATACGCCTCGCAAGGGGCACGATTGGGCCTCCCTGTGGGTCATGCCCGAAGAGGGCGAAGTCCTGGAAAACCTAACGCGAGCATATCGCGGCTATGTCATTCCTCGGGCTGCTACCGTCTCGGGCTCCCAATATGCCCGCTCGCCGTTCACCTCGATCATTCTGCCTGATGCCCGCACAACGCAGGCGATCGAGCGCATTCTGCTGGAAGCCGGCGAAAAGGCGATTGACCCGCCGATGCTCGGGCAACTTGACGTGGTGCGATCGGATATCGGCCTCTATGCGGGCGGCATTACCTGGCTCGATGCGCAATACGATGAACGCCTGGGCGAAGGCCTGCGGCCGATCAACATTGACACGTCGGCGCTGCCGCATGGCTCCGACATGGCTGCCCGCTTCGATATGGTCATCCGCGAAGGCATGATGCGGAACCAAATCAGCCTGCCCGACACGTCCGGCAAGACGGCCTATGAAGTCCGCAAGATTGTCGAGCAACAGATGCGGGCGCACATTCCAATCTTCGAACCGGTCGAGACAGAATACAACGAACCGCTCTGCGCGGAGACGTTCGCCGTCATGCGGGCAATGGGTGCGTTCCCGGTCGATGAAATCCCGCAATCGCTCCAGAACTCCAGCATCGAGTTTTCTTTCAAGTCGCCGATTAAGGAGCTGGAAGACGACGGCATGCGTCACAAGTTCGTCGAGGGCATGGAACTGCTGTCGGTCGCGGCCAAGGTTGACCCGCTCGTCGCCAAGCTGCCGAACGCCGTGGAAATCTCGAAAGACCTGCTGCGCGGTACCGGCTGGAAAGAAAGCTGGATAAACGACGAAAAGGCGCTGGCGAAGGCTTCCGAAGCGATGGATGCCGAACTCCAGGCTCAAGGACAGGCCGAAGCCGTAGGTGGCATGGCCGCTGCTGCCGGCAAGGCTGCTCCGATGGTCAAGGCGATGGCTGACATGGGGCAAGCGGCCTGATGACTGACCGGCCTCATGTCGCTTTCATGCCGGCGAAGTACGATGACGAAGACGTTGCGGCGATCAAGGCCATAGCTGCCGGCAACGCCTCGCCTGGTCAACAGCAACGCGGCCTGGCCTGGATCATCCACAAAGCCGCGATGACGTACGATGAACCGTTCATCCCCGGCCAAGGGGATTTGACCTTCCACCTGACCGGCCGGCGCAATGTCGGCCTGCAAATCGTCAAGCTGGTGAATGTGCCAATTGACGCGCTCTCCAAGAAGTAAAACCCCGAAAGGCTGATTATGGCTGATGACACGATTGCGGCGGGCGCTGGTGCGCCTGCTGGTGACACTGGCGCTGTCGATACCTCTAAGGCTGCTCCTGCTCCTGCCGCTGTAGCGGCCCCTGTAGCGGCTCCTGCGGCCTCGGCGGCTGCTGACCTGGCGAAGGCTTCCGAAGCCGCTGCTGCGGCTCCTGCGGCGGTCGACAAGGGCAAGGAACCGGCAACGGTCGACGATGACGGCCCTTGGGGCAAGGATTGGCGCGACAAGCTTGCGAAGGGCGATGCGAAGAAACTGGCTATGCTCGGCCGCTTCGCCTCTCCCGAAGCTCTCCTGGCCGCTCAGGAAGAGGCGCAACGCAAGATTAGCGAAGGGCTCAAGCCGAAAGGCAAGCCCGGAGACAAGGCAACGGCGGAAGATTGGGCCGCCTACCGCAAAGAGAACGGCATTCCCGATGCCGTCGAGGACTATGTGAAGTCCATTCAGCTTCCCGACAAACGGGAGATAGGCGAAGAGGACAAGCCGGTCGTCGAGGCCTTCGCTGCTCGGGCTCTGGCTCGCGGCGTGGCTCCTGCCGACATGGCTCACATGGTCGACGAATACTATTCCATCCAGGAAGCGCAGATTGTGGCGCAAGAGGATGCGGACGCTGCCTTCAAGCGCGAAAGCATGAAGGCGCTGCGGGATGAGTACGGGGGCGACTTCGATGTCAACGTGAACGCGATGCGTCCCTACTTCGACGGCTTCGACGCTGACCTTTTCGGGAAGCTGATGTCTGGCCGCATGGCTGACGGAACCAAAATCGGCAACGACCCGAACATTGTTCGCTTCTTCGTCAACAAGGCGCTCTCGGAAAACCCGATGGCGACCGTCGTTCCCTCGGGCGGCGGCAATATGGAAACCCTCAACAGCGAAATCGCGGCGATGGATAAGCGCATGCGCGAAGACCGCGTTGGATGGGGAAGAGATTCGGCGGCGCAAGAGCGCTACCGCAAACTGATCACGGCCCGCGACAAGCTCAAGGCCTGATACATCGCCCGGCAAGACGGCCAACCCGCTTAGCGGCTCCGTCTTCAAGCGAACTCACCAAAAACAGCCCGTAAACAGCGCCGAATGCCGGCCTAGCGGCTCTGGAGCAATCCAGCCAACCCGCGAACCCGTCTGACGGACAACCTGCCAACGGCTCCCGATCCCTCAACAAAAGGAATCTGGACCATGGCCGACACGGCATTCCAGACACAGTACCGACAGGAATACATCGCTGGCTTCGAATCCGGCGAATCGCCTCTCCGCACGGCGGTCACGACCGAATTTGTGCGCAAGGGCAATGAAGCCGTCTTCCTCGTTGCCGATAGCGGCGGTGCGGAAGCAGTAACGCGCGGCGCGAACGGCCTCATCACCGCTCGTTCCGACAACATGACGCAGAACACGGCTACTCTCGTCGAGTGGCACGATCTGGTCCGCAAGACCGACTTCAACGTGTTCGCCTCCCAGGGCGACCAGAAGCGCATCATGCAGGACACTTCGCTGAACGTGATGAACCGCAAGGTCGATGATGACATCATCACCGAACTGGCAACCGGCACGGTCGACACTGGCGCTGCGGCAACGGGTTCTCTGACCCTTGTCACCAAGGCGCTCGGTATCCTCGGCCTCGCCAAGGTGCCGATTCAGCAGATCGACAACATGTGGGGCCTCATCACTCCCGCGATGCTCGCGTACTTGATGCGCGACGCTGCCTTCACGTCGGCTGACTACGTCGACATGAAGCCGCTCGCGGGCGGGCCGATCAAGCGTGTTCTGCGCTGGGCCGGCTCCAACTGGCTGATGCACCCGGACCTTCCGGGCGTCGGAACCAATGCTGAAAAGTGCTTCCTGTTCCATCGCGCGTCCATCGGACACGCGGTCGACACGGCGAATCTCGAAAGCAAGGTCGGTTACGACGACGAGCAGGGTTATTCCTGGGCTCGTACCTCGGCCTTCATGGGCGCGAAGCTGCTGCAGAACAGCGGCGTTGTCGTCATCAACCATGATGGCTCTGCCATCGTCGGCGCATAAGGAGGGCTGACACATGGCTTATGAAACCACCAACCCGCCGAAGTGCGTTCTGTCCGGTTTCGGCGGTTCCGCTTCGATCTTCGTCTACACGGATGGCGATGCCCATACCGCTGTCGACGAGGCCGGCTACTTCACCAACGGCAGGCTGCTTGGCATGAAGGTCGGCGACATCGTGTATGTCCAGAACACCACTGGATACACGACCACGCTGCACTCTGTCAGCGTAGTGTCGGGTGACGCGGCCACCATCTCGGCGGCTGTCCTGGCATAGTTCCGGGGCTTGGCGGGGGCTGTAACAGGCTCCCGCCTTTTTCATTTGATCTGACCCGAAAAGGATGCCGGCTATGGCAAACCAGAACATGACGGCGCTTGTGCTGGCGAATGCCACGGCAAGCGCGAACGGTGCCGATTTGGAGAACGTGTCCGGCCGTGCCGCGCATGTCGTGATCGACATCATTTCGATTACCGGCACGGCTCCGACTGCCACCTTTACCGTGCAGGGCAAAGACCCGAAATCGGGCAAGTATTACACCATCCTGGCATCTGCCGCGCTCAACGCTGCCGCAACCACGGTTCTGCGCATTGGGCCCGGCCAGACGGCGGCTGCCAACCTTGTCGCCAACGATATCGTGCCGCGCACCTTCCGCGTGATCTGCACCACGGGCGGCACTGTGACCGACCTTGATGCAACCGTTGGCGTCTCGCTCGTCGACTGAAAACCCCTGGAGAACGACCCTATGGTATTGAACGTCAACGGCCTTCGTGCGGCCGAAAGCAAGCGCGTCGTCTATCGCATCGACCTGACGGCCGACGACAAGGCCGAAGACCTGTTGCTGCCCGAATTTTGGGTGCACGTCTCCCGGCAGATGCGCGTCGATGACCGCATTGAAGTCATGGCCTATGAACGCAAGTGGTATGCCGAACTGACGGTGCTGGAAGTTGCAAAGGGCGGCAACGGCGGCGCTCGGGTGGCCTATATCGTCGCTCCGGTGGCGCTGACGAACCTAGCCGAAGTCGAGAAGCCCGCGACGCATGAAATCCGCTGGGGCGGGCCGAAGGGTCAATGGCAAATCGTCCGGCTGGCTGACAAGACCGTCGTCAAGGGCGGGCTTGCAACGAAGGATGCCGGCGCGGAATGGCTGTCAGACTTCCTCAAGGCGGCCTGACCTATGACCGATCGCCTCTCGCTCTACAACGGCGCGCTGATCAAGCTGGGGCAGCCGCGCCTATCCGCCCTGACGGATGAGGGCAAGGGCCGGCGTGCGCTCGATGCCTGCTATGACAAGGTAATCAAGCGCTGCCTGGAAGGCGGCTTCTGGAACTTTGCGCTGCGCTTCGTCCAGTTCACGTCCGACCCGTCCTACAATTCGGAGTACGGTTATCAGAAGATATTCGCGAAGCCTGACGACTGGCTGCGGACTGCTGGCGTCACCTTTGACGGGCATGGCCGCTCGCCGCTGCTCGACTATGACGACAGGCAAGACTTCTGGCTGGCCGATGTCGACCCGATCTATGTTCGGTACGTCTCCAACGATGTCGATTATGGAATGGATTTAGGCCGCTGGCCTGAGAACTACGCCACCTTCGTCGAATACGACCTGGCGCACGAAACCTGCGAGGAAATCACCGGCTCGGCGGAAAAGAAACAACGTGTCGAAAAGGACCGGGAGACGGCCGGTAAGCGGGCATCGAACACGGATGCCATGAACGAACCGGTTACCCGGTTCGCGCCTCCTGGCCGGCTTGTGCAAAGCCGTGGCTCCTGGTCGCGCGGGTCGAGCGGCGCACGATGAAGACTAACGTTGCGCTTCTCGCCATGAATCGCGGGCTTGTGTCGTCAACGGCGCTCGCTCGCATTGATGTCGATCGCATTCGGCTAAGCGCCGAAACGATGACCAACTGGCTGCCGAAGACGCAAGGGGCAATGTTCCTGCGTCCAGGCTTTGGGTATATCGGCACGGCCAAGAATAACGCCTTCGGCATCGACATTCCGTTTGTGGCTGCGACCGATGACACGGCGCGGCTGGAACTCGCTGACGGCGTGATGCGGGTGTGGGTCGACAATAAACTTGTGACGCGTGTTGCGGTCACCACGTCCATAAGCACGCTCACTTCATCGACCAACTGGACCGATCAATCTACTAACGGCGGGTCCGTGACGCATGGCGGCTCCGGGCTCGTGCTGAACGCAACGAATGTCGGCGGGGAAGCTAAGGTCCAGCAAACCGTCACCTGCGCGGGCGCTAACGTTGGCAAACGGCATGCAATCAACGTCACCGTGACGCGCGGGCCTGTTACCTTCCGGGTTGGCTCCACCACGGGCGGCGATGAATACATCTCGGAAACGTCGCTGCGCACGGGCTCCCATAGCCTGGCGCTGACGCCAACCGGCAACTTCTATGTCCAGTTCCAATCGGACAAGGACGTGAACCGGATCGTCTCCAGCTGTGCCATCGACGCGGCTGGCACGATGGAATTGACCATCCCCTGGACTGCCGCTGACCTTCCTTTTGTCCGGTATACCCAATCCGCCGATGTCGTCTTCGTAGCCTGCGACGGCTATCAGCAGCGCCGCATAGAACGTCGGGCAACCGATAGCTGGTCCGTGGTGCTGTATCAGCCGGAAACCGGGCCGTTCTTTGCGGCCAGGACGGCTTCGGCGGTAAAGCTGAAAGTCGCCGCCACCAACGGCAACACGACGCTGACGGCAAGCAAGCCGTTTTTCAAATCGACGCATGTTGGAGCTCTCTTCCGTCTGTTCAACGAAAGCGTTTCGCAGACTTACCTGCTCGGCGGGGATGGAGTATTTACAGAGCCCTTTCGGGTGACGGGCGTTGTCGGCGTCGGTTCCACGCCTGAGTACAACGACCGCGACTGGACCTATTCGGTAACTGGTACATGGGTCGGAACCCTGAACTGGCAACGCTCTTTTGACGGTGAGGACACCGGCTACAAAGAGTTCCGAAAGGCATCTGGTAGCGATTTATACGACATCACTGCCAACGTCGCGTCCACCGGCAACGAGGACCATGACGACAACGCGGAAATTTGGTACAAGCTGGGATTTGGCGAAGGCGATTACACGTCCGGCACGGCGTCGGTATCGATCGACTATGACGGCGGCGGCGGGTACGGCATCTGTCGGGTTGTGAGCTTCGTTTCGTCGACTGTCGTCAACGTCGAGGTTCTGGACCGCTTCAACACCACGCAATACACCGAAAGCTGGCAGGAGGGCATCTGGTCTGACAAGCAGGGCTGGCCGTCCGCCGTCATGCTTCACAAGGGACGGCTATGGTGGCTCGGCAAGAGCCGCTTTATTGGCTCGGTTTCTGACGACTATGAGAACTTCGACCCGGATTTCGAGGGCGATTCAGGGCCGATCAATCGAACGCTCGGTGCGGGCC